AATAGCTGGATCACCAGAGGTAGGCATATCCATCATTTGTCTGGTCTGCTCGTTTATAGACTGCTCAGGCATTAACTTTATCCCTTAACTTCAATAGTGATCTTAATGCACGTATCTCACCTTGTAGTCTGTAGATCTCATCAATCTCTCTAGACTGTTCTAGTGTTACATGTGTAAAAGCTATCCGTTCAGCAATCTCTTCGATAAACGGAGTGTATAACTCTGGGTTATTTACAAAAGGTTTTAATGTATTGTTCACGACTAATTTCATTGTACCTGTTGATTACCTGAGAAGCCCTGTTCTCCTGGTGTAGGAGCTGTCCCAGTACCTATGGTGCCACCCCCGCTACCTTGAGTATCCTGTACCTGTGCGCCAGCAGGAGCGCCCTGAGGACCAGCTGGAGGTGCTACTCCTGGTTCTGGTGCTGGTGATGGGTTAGCTGCTTGGAACTCTTTTAGGATTTCAGCTTGTACTGCTGCCTGTGCCATGTTGTTGCCAACCTTATCAGGGTCAAGATCCATAGACTTAGCAATCTCACGTACAATATAATCCATACGTGCAAACGGTGCTAGTGCAGGATTCTGTACAACTTGCAGGAACTGCATTAGGCGTTGGCTACGTACTTCATTAGCCATAAGACTTTCAGTGCCACGAGCTTTTACTTCAAGATCACCTTTAATATCTGAGTCAAAGTTAAACTGCATATTAAAGTTAAAGAAGGCTTTGCCTAGTGGTCCAAGTAAGTAGTCATCTATGTTCTTGACAACATTTCGTATACTTCCGTTAGCTGCAGACATAAGCATACTAATGCCAGAAGCAGTCCTTCCCACCCCTGATACTCCAGTTTGTCCGTGTGCAAAAGATGGGAATCCAGTTGACTCATCTGCTAAGACCCTTGCTTTGTCAAACATCTGCATGTTCTCGTTAGATACATTAGGGAACTTAGTGCCGAACACGGCTTGACCAGGTGCCCCTCCCTGTCTCCTGAACACCTTCCCTGGATACACGGAGAGGTCTTGCCCTGGGACGAGATTCGTCTCGTCAACCTCAATAAGTAGGTTACCCGATAGTGCAGCATTATCTACTGCCATGCGCATAAACCCATTCATTAGGGTTTGGGTATCATCCATATTCTCTGCAATACCTACACCAAAGATGCTATAAGGGTTCATCTCATAAGGTGCAGCAAAGTATGGAATGTAGGAAGGAGTAAACGGGTTCATCACTAAACGTAAAACTTGTCCGTTACAGATCCAGATGTTGACACTAAGTTGCTCTGCATCTTTAAGCTCACTAGGAATATCTACATCTTGTTCCTCTAGGATAGAGGTATCTACAAAGCCCCAGAACTCAAGAACTTCAAAGCGTTCTGCTTGTTCCTGCTCTCCATTATCTTCCATAACTTGTTCCCACCACTCTTTGTTGTAGGACTCACCAAGTTTTAGAGCATTGCTAATAGCATTCTCACGAAAGTATGGACGATTCTTTAGACCACGTACCTGTGAACGAGACATCTTGTGACGTTCTACAACATACTCTGCCTCTTCCATAGTAGCAGCATCTGGGTCAGGATAGAAGTTCCATATAGATACAGAGCTAGTTTGTGGGACAGTCTTAAACATTGGAGAGTAATTACCCTCTTCATCCCAGTTAGCATATTCTTTATCTACAGCAAATGGACCTTTCATGATACCAGTGCCAAATAGAGCTGACTCAAAGGCTGCAGCACGAAGGTGCTTCTTTGCGTGAGACTCTTCTAGTTGGTCGTGTATCTTCTTCTCCATCTTTTTTGCAGACTCATCTGCAGGGTGAAACTGAGGAGAAGTAGGGGTCTTAGCTGCTCCAGGTTTTAGGTAATCCATTACTGGATCAAGACCTTTTTCCATACCTGCAAGACGTTCTTTAAGATCTTGAGTTGTTTCACCAGGAAGTAGATCAGGTAATGACTCTTGAGCTTTACGCTGATCTGGGTTAGTTTCAAAGCTTACTGTTTCTTCTACACCGTCTGGTAATATAGAAGGGTCAATAGTAATAGGGAATTTATTACCACCAAACAAAACTTCAGCAATCTGACCGTAAGCAGCTAGTACTTTAGTTTTAGTAACCTTAACAAAGATATTAGACCGTTCAGTGGAAGTAAACTGTACATCAGGACCATAGATGCCACGGTAGTTACGATAAGCTTGTACCCAACGTTCTTCATCAACTTGACGTGCAGTCTCAGCTTTTGAGTATTTATCTCGTACAAAAGTTACAATTTGACCTGCTGCTGGGTCTGAGTAATCTTCTTTTTTAACATCATCAATAGACGAAGTACCCTCCGTGTCCATGATCATGTCTTCAAAATCTTCTTCCATGTCTTATCCTTAATATCCAAAGGTTGCGTCTGAAGCTTGGAACCCTGTACTTTGACTACTTATATCAAAATCAAATAGATTACTTCGTGGCCTAGTCATTATACCGTACCTTAAGGCATCATACAAGTGGTCTTCTGCATGTGTATCTACATCTTCAGGATTATTCTTATCTAAAGGTATAGCAGGTAATTGAGAAATAGTATTAGTACAGTTATTAAAAAAGACTATTCTAGGCTCTTCGGTAAACTCATCTATCTGTAAGCGCCTATGTATCTCGTTCTTACCAGCTACACGAGAGCCTCTAGATCTGTCTGAAGGTCTCCATCGACAACCTTTCATAATCATCTGTTCAGCCAATGATGGCCCAGTATCACCACGATTATGCCATAAACTAGAATCCAAAACACCATAGCGTATTTTTTCACCATCTTCTGCTTCTAGTATTAGATCTGCTAGATCGGTAGCAGTAACTTTAGAGACATACATTTCTCTATAAACAATTAATTGTTCAGATGGACTAACAGTAAACCAAAGTACACCTGTAGCAGATCCATAACCATAGTCACAAGCTCTAAACTTTACCCAACTGTTAGGTATGTCAAAAGGTTCTATTACGTGTTCTTTACGATTAAACTCTGGGAAGGCTGCACCTTCGTTAATATCCCAGTCACCTTCTAGTAGCTGCCTTCGCTGATGCTCAGGTAACGACAGGAGATTAGCCTCATACATGCCATCATCTGCTAGGTAAGGATTATCGAATAAGGTAGCAGGTATAAACCTACGTTTAAACAGCGGTTCACCTTCTCGACTATGACCTTTCGGCCAGCATATAGTTTCACCACTGTCTGTATCCGTTGCCCAAAATGCTTCACTAGGAGTGTTAGGATCAATAAAGGTCTTCTTGACCCACTGATGTCCTGGACCTCCAGGGTTGCTAGTAGCTCTCATGTAGAGCGGTAAGCCACTAGCTCTAGTTGTTCTAAGTCGTGACCTCATGTAGTTCCAAGGGTATGGAGTAGGCCACTGTGTAAGTTCGTCAAAGCCAATCCAGTTAAAGGCCTGACCTTGATATCTCATAACGTCATCGTCACGGTCTAGATAAGACATCCAGAGAGTTGCACCACTGGGAGCTACCCAAGTCTTATCTCGTTCCATAAACTTAATCCCAGGAATAGCTTTAGGGTAAAGCTGTTTGGATACTGAGATAAGTTCTCTAAGTTCCTCTGTACTCCTACGTACAAGGAGCATCCTAGCATTAGGGTTGCCTAGATAACGAACAGGATCAGCCACCATAGCATAAGACTTACCTCCACCTGCTGATCCACCATAAAGTACCTCTTGTTCTGTAGAAGCTAGGAAGTCTGTCTGTGGCCCTTCGTTAGGTTTAAAGATAACTTCACGAGCTATCTCCTCATAGTCTAAAGCTTCAGGCTTCGGCTGGGCTGGACTCTTCTCTACCACCACGGATTTGGGCTTCGATTTTTTCTGCTTTGTCGAGCGCCGCTTTGTATCGCTCGGCAAGGTAGCGTTGGTTTGCAGCTTCTCTCTTACGCTTCTGCTCAAGTCTAACTCTCTTATATAGTCCTACATGTGATATATGCCGACCTGACTGATCACTTAACCAATTGGCTACATCACGATAACTGTACTGCTTTAGGTGTTTTTTTGCTTGTTCGTACAGTTCTAGTTCTTCTGGGATAGGTATAATAATATCTTTATCATCTGGATCTTGTGAGTACCCAAATGGTACTTGTCTACCTACTCTTACTACTGGGTGCCAAACATAGCCACTTTCGGTTTTGTCAGGCTTTGGAAGTTTCCAAGTTTTATCAAGCTTCATTTTCTTTAGGGGGTAAAATAAACAGTGGGCTTTCTGATTTGACTTCTACCTTGTCGGTCTTTACAAAACCAGCACGGTCTAAGAAGTCTTTAGCAGCAGCCATCTTCTCTTTATTACCTAAGTCTGTTGGGTTAGTCATAACGTTCATCAAAGACCAAACAGCACGAGGGCCATTGGTAGCAATAAAGTCACGGGTACGATTAGCTATCTCATCCTTTAAAGGAGCCATAACTCTTGCAGAGGATTCCCCCTGAGCATACCCTGCAATCTTAAGTGCTTTAACTGGGTTGCCTTCGGCTTCACCAAACAAGGCATCGAGAAACTTCTGTTGCTTTTCCGTCATGTAATTTTCCTATGCGGTTTCACTTTGGCTTTGATCTTTTTAGGTTGAGCCACAAACTGCTTACCTGCCTTAGTGCCTTTTCGTTTTGCTCGTGATGTAGCGGCATACTCAGAAGAACTAAGAGACTTAATAGCCTTTGCAGGTAGATACCTTTCGCCTGTAGCCTTTGGACCTTGCGTTGATGGTTTACCACTTTTGGTTCTCCACTTCTGCTTAGTCCAAGACTTTAGGCTTTTTTGTGATTTAGCTAATGCCATTTAGTTGCTTGGGAGGACTTCAACTCTTATATCCTCCCCCTTTCGCTTTATATTGTTTAGCGACCATTTGGGCTTTCCTTGCGGACCATTGCCCTGGCTTTCCACCTTTTCCGCCAGCTTTGACGGAAGCAACAAGGCGCTTACGCATACCAGGCTTAGTATAATTACCCGCTGCATTAACTGTAGACTTTTTGCCTGATCTCACCTCTACTGATCCCCATATCATGCAGCTCTTTGTCACTCATATTCATGAGAATCCAATAGTCTGCTCTTCGTTGTTGATTCTTTTGAATCGCTTTTAAAATATTCTTAAACATAGCACTACTCCTTTTTATTTGTGCAGGAGTAGTTTTACATAAATAGTTATATCATACTATAGATAAGATTGCAACCCCGTTATGCATTATCTGTTAGGGTTGTAGAATTGACGTACTGAGATAAATACTTCTAAGTTACCACTTGCACCATCAAAGGCTAAAATCTTATCTCCAGCATGTAAGTGAATCCTATCAGAAGTAATAATGTTATGAACATCTTTACCTGCTACAGACTTGTCATTTACAATATGATGATAAGTATTTGTGTCTGCATGATACCACTGGATAGTTACGTTTTGTACAGCAGTTGCACCATTAGATATATGTAGAAAATCTATAGTGGCGTCATGATTAGGTGGACAAGTATATATAACGTTAGCACTAGCACCGCCTGAAGTAGCGGTAACAGTTATTGCTTCTGTGTCTGTGGTATAGTTACGGTCTACCATTTACTTTTGCTTATTAAAGGCTTTCATAGCCTCACGCATATTGTAGCCCTTGTTGTTTTCATTTTTAAACTTAGCTTTATTTTTGTTAAAGAAAGCATTAAATTTAGCAGACTGACCTTTTAATTCGCTAGGAGATTTAGTATCTACTTTACGTTGAGCTGTTTCACGTAAGCCATCTCCACGTCCACCTTTAGTGTCACTAATTGTGCTAGTAATAATATTATTTTTCTTAGGTGCACCCAATGGTTTTTTCTTAGGTTTAATTGCAGGGATTGGTTTTTTAAGATCTTCTGCATATACAGCAGCCATTACCTTACCACTTTTATCTGTGTAGTAAAGTGCTCCAGCTTTCTTAGCAGCAGCAATACTTTTGTATTTACCTGCATTCTTTTTAGCTTGAGCAGCGGTTTTACCCATAGCTTTTAGTTTGTTATTCATATATGTACGTAATGATACAGCCATATTATTTCTCCTATTTATAAGTGTTTTTAGGGTTGGAAATACCAGTAGGAATCGTACCAGTAGACTTAACCATACCACCTTGATTATACATGGCTACTTTACCACCTTTGGCGTAAGCTTTCTTTTTCATCATAGCTCCACCTT